CTTCATCAATTTCTCTTTGTTTAATAAGCATTCTGATTTCCATTTCCATTTTTTGTCTTTGTGCTTTAGTCCAGTTATTATGTTTTATTAACATACCTTTCTTTTTCTGTAATGAATTTTCAAAATCTATTAAATCTTTTTTGGTATAAGTTCCTTCTTGTAATCTTTGTAACCTTGCTTGACCTGCTTTACCTCTTCCAGTTGCACTTGCTAATACATTTTGCTGCATACCACCAATTAGTTTTCCAGTATCTAATTGTTTTATACCTGGTAATAAACTTTTACCAATACTTGCTACAAAAGCTATCATAGCTCCTGTTGCTGCGTGTATATTATCTGCTAGAACTGTACCGAAGAACTCGGCTATAGTTGCTATGAAAGGCCTTACTGAGTTTATTAATTCATCAAAAGCGATACCTAATTTATTCAAGGCACTAACATTTCCCTCAATTAGTCCAAATTTTTCATTAGCTTGGTCTAATACATCATTTGCAATTGCTTGTGATTTTTGATAAGTTGTTAATGCGTTTTTATTAAGTCCTAATGCTGCCGCATATTTAGTAGTTGCTTCTTCTAGTCTTAATACGATACCTAATTCATCTAAGAGTTCGGGTTCGGCTTTTGTCACACCTCGAACAAGCCTATTGAATGAGTCTGTCGTATCCCTACCTAAAGCTATAGATACTTTTCTTGCTGCTTCACCTAATTGATTTAATTGGTCAGGAGACATTCCTGATGCGAGCCCGATAGCAGAAGCTTGGGCTGCGTCTTTATAAGATATTTGAGCATCTGTTGCAGCCATAAGGTCTCTAGTTAAGCTTTTCATAGCTTGACCAGTTACATTTGCAAATCTTTCTTGACCTTCTTGTAATACTCTAAAATCGGCTGCTGATTTTAAGAAACGAAATACTGCGTCAATAGCAAATAACTGGGCTGCTAAAGTCGCATACGCAGGAACAAGGCCGCCTGTGATACCTTGCGACATTTTTGAAAAGTTTTTTGATGCGTTAGATGATTGCTGGGATAGACCTTTCATAGCACGGTCTGTGCTATGAACATTTTTGTCTAATATATTGAAGCCCTGCCCTGCTTTCTTGGACTTCTTCTCTATCTGCTGTAAGGAACCTTTATCATCAACATTGATGGTAATAGTTGCGCCTTGTAATGTTACTTTTGCCATTAATTATCTACTCTTTGCTCTTGCCTGCCTCTCTTGGGCCTTTTGTCTTTCAGACTGTTTTTTATTAATTTCTGCTGAATTATATGATTCTATATGCTTTAAAAAGTAGACGACGGTTCTTTTATCCTCAATCTCATAAATATTTAGTAAGGTATCTAGTGGTGACCAATCTTTTCCCATATAGTAACCACTCATACCTTCCCATCTATCTGATAGAAGTGAATGTATAAGAAATGCCTGTTGTACCTCAAGTGGGAAAGTTCCCATTTCAGGTGGCATCTTATCGGGGTCTGGGTCTTCCCCCAGATGTTCGCATAGTTGTAGATACTTGTCTACATCTAATGATTCGGTGAAATATCTTTTAAATAAAGCAAGTATATAATTTACTTGCTCTTGGTAAAATTTTCTAAATCCCCGACAGTTTCAGAAACCCAATTGTCGAAATCTCCAGAGTTTTTCATCATTAACTCTGCATTCTCTTGTGACCAAGGTAGTTCGTCATTAGGGTCCTGCTTACTTACATCTACTAATAGAAGCTCTTCTAAGTACTTGTACTTTAAGCCGCTCCAGCCTTTAATAATTGCTTTACAGTATTCAGTTAAGAATTTATCATTATCAAGCTGTTCTTCGTATGACCTAGTTTTTTTATTGAACTGTTGTGATACACTACGATTTCTAAGTTTTAGCAATTCTTCTCTTGCTAAATATGTGAGTTTAACTACGAATCCGTCCATTCCTGGAAAGTCGATACCCACGGTCTTGCTTGGAGTTAGTAAACTCTTAAGCGATACTGGTTGTGTTTTTTGTGTTTCTGTCACTTTAATTTCCTCTTAAAAAAGAGTGCGGAAGCTCGAGAACTTCCACACTCGGTTATTCTATTTATGCTCCTACGTAAGTTACTTTAACTTCGTTTGTAGCATTTGCTGCTGTTGATGATGATAAATCAGACGGTAAGCCGTGGAAGGCTACATCTACTGATATTACATCTTCAAAGCTGTGTGTTGGTAATTCCAAATGTGCTTTCGGAATTGCCACATTACATCGAGGTGTTTGACCTGAGCCACCTATACTAAATGTCATTGCAAATGCATTAGTAATTACACCTCTTGATTCTTGCATTCTTTCGAATAGGTCTAATGAGCCATTAGCAGTATCATTTAGATAACAAGTAAAGTTACCTGATACTGACCTTGTTCCCATTACATGTCCTAACGGAAGATTCACTGTTCCTAAAGTTTCAGGAGTTACATAGGTAAGATTATTTTCTATGGTAATATTACCACCTGTAAGAGTCATTGAGTAAGTTTGGTCAGATGAACTGTTACTATCCAATGCTCCTAAAGTACCTGTAGCTTCTGATACATCGAAACTGATTGCTAAATCTGTTAGTTTCTGTCTAATAAAGTTTCCAGTGTAGTCTACACCTTCTCTTATTAATCCTTTTGCAGTTGTTCCGCCAGTACTTGTATCTATACTAGCTACTTCTTCAATTGTTTGTCCTTGTCCAGACCACCCAACTTGGGCGATTCCTTCAATATCAAAATCAATTGATGCTGAACCTACCGAACAATTGGCTAGTTTATAAACTGTTACGCCATCTGTTCCTGTAGCATATGCTGCAGAAGTGCTGTCTTTAGCAGCTCCTAGTACAAAATACATATTAAAAGTTCCAAGTGTTACTTGGTTAGAATTTGCAAAATCAAATTCCGCCTTTGATGTATCTCCTGCATAGTCTCCACCCATAGCCCTGTCATAAGTGTTTGCACTCATAGCAGCCCATAATGGTCCTTCTACTGCGAAATGAGCGTTAGCGTCCGCGTGGTCGCCACTGGTCATTTTAGCATTTGTCGAGCTTATGGTAGGTCTCATATAAGTACTGAAGCTCCATTCTGCTGGTGCAAAAGAGTCAGTAAACATTGCTCTACCTCTTTTACTATATCCAGATGAATTAGCTGCCTCACTTAAAGTTACCTCAGATGTGTTTGTGGCCTGAGAAAATGAAAAACCGTCTAATACAGGAATCTCGTACAGAGCTGTATCAGTGGCATCATAAGCCCACTTCATAAACA